GCCATCTTCACCTGTAATGTCTTCTTGGCCACGATAATCTCTAATATAGTCATTATAGCTAATTACAGAGAGTCTATCAGGGTTGTTCTCTTGAGAGGCCAGACGCTTAATATAGAACGTATCCCAGTCTGCTTTAGAGTAATCCGCAGGGAAGTCATACACACCTGTGCCAGCAGTCATAGTCTGAGTATAAGTAGTCAGCGTAAAGGGCCACTCTTGAGATACTTGCAGGATTTCTCTGACGCTAGAGTTAACTGCATCTTTAGCCAGAGCTTGCAGGTTACGTGTATCGCCAAAGCCATCACCAGCAATGTCAAGCTGGACTTCGTTCATACGACGCAGTACTTCGTTTACAAGTGAAACATATGTAGCCATGTTACATCTTTCGTGGTTCTAGAAACGTCTCTCTGTGCTTGCGCTTTAGTTCAGCATAGTCATCAATCACAAGAGCTTCTATGTGTGTGTAACCGTTCTGCTGTGCATATCTGTAACGGTTATTGCCTATCATACAGCGATACAACTTACCAGTATTTTTAGGTTGCGGCCTTCTGTCAAACGGGTGTGTGTGAGTCTTAAAGCCTTCCTCAGTGGATAGCAGTATAGGGTTTAACATACCCTTAGACTTCATAGACTTGTTAAACGTATTCTCAAAGTTACTGTCACGCAGATTGTCATTCAAACTAAAGATATCGTCTAGAGCTATAAAGACTGTACCTTCATGCCTTTGGGAGCACTTTAAAGTTTGTTTCGATTCGTCTAACTTCAACTGACTCGACATTAAAATACTCTCTGAATAACTCTACCCACCACTCGCCTGTTTCAACTATCTTGTGTGCATTGCTTCCATCAGACAGTAGCGTAACAGCATCCTTAGTAGAGATATTAAAAAAGCCACCCTTGATAATTAAACTCTGTAAGTGTTTCATTACATTATGCAGTAAGTCAGGCTCTATGTGCTCCATAACATCACAGCATACGATGTAGTCAGCAGGTTCAGGTAAATCATCCTTACCTTCAATGCCAGGGTCATACTCTCTTACATCATACTCAGGTCTGTGAGTATTCATGTAAATCTTAAACTTACCGTTAGCACAACCGTAGTCTAAGATAGTTTTTACTTTTAGGCTCTTCAAAGCATCTTCATATTTAGGAAGCTTATCTACGCTATGACCTCCGCCCCACGTGTCTGCTAGCTTGGCATGGGTGTCAGATAGAATAGACTTATACTCAGAAGAAACTAATTGCATACAAGTTAAACCTTAATAAAGGGACACCCTAATTAAAGGATGCCCCCGTAAGCTTAAATTAAGCTGCGTTGTATTTGGCCGAGACCAGAGCTTCAGGACGCAGGATCTTACGACCGTACAGGTGCATACCACGTACGATGTCTGCGAACGAATCAGGGTCACGATACGATTCAACTTTGTTGATCTGCTCAGCAGTTGCAACAGCCGAATCATGACCTGCAACGATAACACCGTAGTTGGTGTTCTGGTTAGCAGTACCAGCAGTGCCAGCACCAGTGCCAACCGAAGGCAGGTTGTTCGAAACGTATACACGGAAGCCGTGCAAGTTGTTCAGAACCAGACCGTTCATCAAGCCCGAACCACCAAAGTCAGCATTCAGGACACGAGAATCTTCGTCCTTCAGCATCTCAACAAAGATGGGGTCCAGAACAATCCAGCGACCACGGGTGTCAACGTTCTGCTGGTCCAGCAAACGGCCCATACGAGCAATGATTTGCAGAGGAGTAGCAGTCGAAGCCGAAACCGAAGTTGCGCCAGTCAGACGAGGAGCAACGGGGATCGAGTGATCGTCAGCACCAGAAGTGGTGATGTTACCGAAGTCACCTTTGTTCAGCTTGTTAGCTGCCAGCAGTTCGTCACTGCCTGCCGCCGAGTCAGCTTTGGTGCCCGACACAGTTGTGTTAACAGTGTCTGCAACTTCGTCTTCAGTGGGCGAACCAGCAGTTGCCGGAGTCAGCTTGTAGCCCGACAGATAGCCCAACACTTCTTTGTCCATCTGATCAGCCAAACGATAGGCTGCACGATCAGTGGCCAACTGCATGAAGTCGATGTGGCTGTGTGCCTCTTCGATGTCATCCAGTTTGAATGCGAAGTAGTTAGCTTTGTCTACGACCAGCTGGAAGTCGGTGTCGTCAAGATCTTGAGTAGCAATGGTTTTACCACGTGCGTACTCGTTAACCGTGACTTCCGGTTCTTTCATGATGCGAACGGTGTCGCCTTGGTTTGCAATCTCACCAAAGTAATCGTTGTTGGTGATAGCGTTAGCAACAGCCGACTTGCGGAATGCAAGCTGTACCTGTTTGCTGTAAATGACGGGCGAGAAGTTGCCATTGGGCAGGTTCCCATAACCCGATACGGATGCGAAAGCCATAGTAAGTTCCTCCTATAGATATGGCTATGTTGAGTATTAAGACACGTCATATCCACGAAAGAGGCCAAGAGTGGTAGGGTAGTCAGCTATGCTCGTAAGATTGCCATCTGTTGAGCGCTGGGCCTAGACTGTTGGGTAGTTCTTTGTAAGTGTGGCTTAGTGCTTTAAGTAAGCAAGATAAGGATATTGATCAGATACCCTTATACATGCTTGTAGTTATACCTATGATATTACTGTTGTCAAGTACTTATTTAGCGTTGACTAACATCATAGACAAACTTTCCACTGCGAATAGCGTCCATGATTTGATCAGCATGTTTTTCGTATTCTTTAGTGGACATCTTATTAACTTCAGATTCACGGAAGTACTTCTTAGATTCATCCGCTTCTGGAGTATTACGATTACGAGCCTTAACAGAAGAAGCCGCAGCTTTATCGTAAGACCCTGTATTCTTTGATGTAATGCCTTTGTCTGCTTTATACAAGTCAATCACACGTGCTACAGACTTAGCATCATCTACGTTGTCGTACAGAGCGTCCTGCACCCATTTAGGCTGAGCTTCTGCCCAGTCATGGAATGCATCATCAGAACGAATCTGTGCAAAGTCAGGGTGCAAGCTCATAAGTTCAGCTTCTGCTTTTTCTTTCTTGGCTTGCACTCTGAGAGTTTCAATCTCTTTAAGGCGCTTATCAATGTCAGAAGAACGTTCCTGAGCTTTTTTGTCAGCAATAGCTTCTACGATAGCAGCAACGTCAGGGTACTTTCTAGCCCAAGCTTCGATGTCTTTCTCATTCTTAGGTAGAACAAGTTCGTTCTTAGCAGCTTTAGTTAAGTTCTGTTCTAGCTGTTCGAACTTAATCTTCCACTCTTGCTCTTTCTCTTGCATGTGGCGACGCAGATCACCGTAGCGTTTCTTGAAAGACTCTTCTTCTTTGCTTAGCTTTTCTTCTTGTTCAGCTTCTTTAGTCTCAGCACGTCTTTCGACTGCTTCTGCTTCACTGCGTTCTTGCGGAGCTTCTTCAAAGGCTTCTTGCTGTACACTACCGGTATCTTCGCCATTGATGTGTTGCTCCATAAGCTTGCGCAGTTCTTCTTCTTCTTTCTTTACACGTGCTGCATTGCGCAGGTGCGAAGCTGAATCTACTGCTTGTTGTGCTACTTCCGACATTTTAAACTCCTTATGTTGGGGCCAGCATAGCGCTGGGTAGCCTTATAGTTATCTGAGTAACTTAAACTAGTTTAACGTACCCCGCCCATACCGCCGTTTGGACCGTCGCCGTTATTATCATTGTCATTACCATTGTTATTACCGTTGCTATTACCGTTGTTATTACCGCCACCACGTGCAGCAATACCTGCAGCAATACCTGCCTGTGCTGCACTGATAGCAGCATCTGTAGCTGTTTGATTAGCAGAAGCGGTGGCTTCACCTAAAGTCTCACCACCACGAGTAACGTCACCGCTAGGACCGCCTGTCTCGCCTACACCAAGTGCATCGGGTACGTCTACGCCTTCATCTCTAGTAAAGGCTGTTTTGTCTGCATCCCACGACATACCCGGAGGTGCAGTTTGATCCATAGCTTGTGCAGCTTTTTCTTTACCAAGTTTATCAACAATGTTTTCATAGTCTCTACGAGCACCCATAAGAGACCCTTTAATACCAGGCCCTTGAATGCCGATCTTACCGTCTAGACCAAAGATATCGCCAGCTAAGGTATCCTCTGGTCCGATTTTACCGTTACCACTCCAGTCAGCTAAACCATCCAAGCCTTGATTTACTGTAGGGCCACCTTTGTCACCTTGACCGCCATCATACATCCCGCCGTAGTTATCTTCAGGTCTCTCTTGTGTTTTCTTTGGTGCGGGAGATACTTCACCCTCAGGGAAATACCCACTAGGAATAAAACCAATAGGCGAACCATTAAAGAAAGGTACAATTAAGCTCATGCCTGCTTTGTTTGCATAGCGTCTGTACTCAATGCCACCAGTTGATGCACCAGGCGTAGCTACACCAGTTACACCAGGGATGTTAGGTAAGTTGATATACGAAGGAACGTCAAACGGAAGCTGTGCTACCTGACCACCATTAGTATAACCTACCATGCCACCTTTGTTCCAGCCGCCAGAGATACCGCCCATGTCACCGAAGCCATCACCATCATTATCACTTCCAGTACCAACGTCGCCACCGCCATAACCGCCAGCACCTCCAAACTCTCCTCCAGGAGAGCTGCCAAAGCCGCCTTCAGCAGCGCTAGCAGCGCCAGACATACCACCGTCACCGCCACCAAAGTCACCACTCGGGCCTTCATTGCCTCCGCCATAACCGCTATAATCACCTGCAAGATTACCATAACCACCACGATCATCGCCAGCAGTAGGTGTACCTGCATACTCGCCAAGCATGCTATAGCCTTGAAGTGCAGCACTCATATTGCCAGACATTTGTGATCCAGAAGTATTGCTATTGTTGCTAGGAGCACTGTCACCACTAATAGAACTAATATCGCCAATAGTACCTGTGTCTGCTGTATCTGCACCAAAGATGCCAATAGCAGCAAGATCGCCTATCATGTCAATAGCTTCAACCTCTGCCTGAGATACATCTCTGCCACCGCTCTGAGTCTCGCCCATACCAGT